TGGGTATTCATTGCTTACAACTTTTTATTAGGTAACACTATTGTAAATGCAATAAGCTCGCAAGGAGCTAATGGTGGTAATGGTGGTAATGGATTTGGCACCGGAGTAGGTGGCAACGGTGGCAATGGTGGCTTTGGAGGTAGAGTAACGCTCTTTAATATTGAAAATGAAGATACAACAGAATCAACTGGTATTGCGGGTAGCAATGGGAATGCAGCAGTTGGTACTGTAGGTGGCAGCGGTGGAGCAGGATCTAATTTACAAGTAAACTTATGAGTATGGAATTTGTAAGCATAACTGAAACGCATCATGCAGCTATCTACGAAGGTAAAGCTGTTATGGAATTAAAGAACTGTAGTGCAGATAAGGCCAAACAAACAATGGCCGACTGCATACTGACTCCGGAGGGTAGTGATCAGTCCTTTCGGTTTGATTTAGAGGCTGATCAATTTACAACCACTTAATTTCTCTTATGGAAAAGAAGTATTTAATCTACAGTCATCCATTAAATGGATACTGGTATGCAGCCAATCAGGAAATCCTTGCTGATGCAACTGCAGCAACTCGTTACTCAAGTAAACAAGATGCCGAAGATGCTATCATCAATGAAGTGAACGGCATGTACAGTTTATCGGGTCCTTTAGAAGTAAAGGAGTTTTTCTTAAACGTTTAAGTTTATGGAATTTCCGGAAAAGCAAATCTATACCGATGTTATTGCTCGCTTAAAAAACAACAGCAATTACTTTATCGATGCTCATCACGAGCCTCCTGCTTACTTTGATTGGGACAGAAACCAAGAGCAGCCAGAAGAGGAAGCAAAAGAGCTACCTTTTAACAGGCCTGCTATACTTATTCGCTTTGGTGAATTAACGTATGAGGCAATGGGATCTCGCTCCAGAAGAGGCACAGTGCCCATCACGGTAAAAGTTGTACAAGACAAAACAGTAGATGCAGCTGAAGATCTTGGAACACAAGAGCTCTTTACAAAGCTTTTGGAATACAAGTACCTGGTGAATGATTTGCTGGAGTATTACAGCACGAATTGCTTTTCCGGGTTAGAGCTTTTGTCCATGGAAACAGACCATACAAACAGGATGTTGCACGTAGAGACAATCCAATATCGTTGTAGGTTCACGTTACTGCGAAAGACTAACTTACCAGAGTAAAATGAAAGGGGCTGAAAAATCAGTCCCTTATTTTTTATACCTTTATCTAAACGTTGTTGCTATGGTATACTTCATCATCTGGATTGCTATTGGTTTTGTTGCAGCTTTAATTGCTAGAAATAAGGGAAACAATTCTTGCCTTGGTATGATTGTCGGGTTACTGCTGGGTCCAATTGGTTTGCTGATAGTTTTCTTTCTGCCAGATAATGAACTGGGCAAGCTAAAAAGGTCTGGCAACACTAAACAATGCCCTAACTGTGCGGAGTATGTAAAGCCAGAAGCTAGAGTATGCAAACATTGTGGTTATAGCTTTGGAAGTGATTCGGGTTTCGACCTTGAGAAATATAGATCATAAAAAAAGCCCGGTTAGCCGGGCTTTTGTTTTTAATGTGAGTGTTGCTCATCTATTCATGTTATGTGCAATTCTACTGTCCATTCCAAATTGGAAGTTCAGTAATTTTAGGTTTCAAATGTTTACTCACTGTATCTATAAACTTTTGTGCATCTTCTCTACTTTTAAATGCTGGATATTGCTTTTCGCTATACCCATCATAAGTTGCTAGCTTTTTTATTTTACCAAAATCTCCATGTCCTCTTGTTTCTGTTTGTTCTTCCGTTACGATAAACACTGATGTCATATAGCTTTCGAATTAAATCTTAGTTTCATTTTACTTTTCATTTGTATTTCTACTTAAATGTACACCAAAGTTTTTTGCTATCCATTTCAATTTAGATGATACTAAATACAAATGATAGGAGGTTGTTGCTTGTAGCTTCTCTTTTTCAATATTATCTAATTTTGTTACATCTATATGATTGGCAGTACAAAAATCGATAAATACATCATCGTAGCTAAAATCTTTCATTTCCAAATTTAGTATTATTAAGTAAACTCATAGTAATCATTATCTCCTCTGATAATGGTTGTAAAAGGAAATCCATCTTGTGGCACTCTTTTAATCTGATCTATTAGTACAGTAGAACCGGTAAAGACTATTCTCTTTTCATTTCCTTTTATGATTTGCAAGGTTAGTAACTCAGTGCCTTTCTTGTGCTTGGATGGTTCGACTTTATAATCTAATACCTGAATGGATAGGTTAAAAAGCTTTTGCACCTGAATTTTTTCTCCGACAAACTGATTGAGCTTTGGCTTGATGTTGAATTCGCTAAAGTTTTTCATCTTTTAAAATGGTTTTAGTTAAGTGTTTCGCATCGCAGTGTTTTAACCAACCTAAGTAGCTAGCTTGTGAGGTATGTTTCGGATTAGATGCCATCTTACGTGCAAATGATTTCTTAATTGACTTTCTGATCAGTATATGAGAATGAAAGAATCTGTATCCAACATAATCTATACCTCTAGCTGCAACAGGAAATACCTGGTGATTATCTTTTACCTCTAACTTCAAAGCTTTTAGGTATTGCTTTATGTCAGATAGTAAGTTATGTAATGCCTGTTTATTTGAATGAAGAATAACAATGTCATCGGCATATCTGTAATAGTACTTTACCGCTTTTTGTTCTTTTATCCAATGGTCGAAATAGCTGAGGTAAAAGTTTGCCAGATACTGGCTAAGGTAGTTGCCAATGGGTAAGCCTGGCGCACTGTCTATTATTTCATCGAGTAGTTTTAAAAGACGATGGTCCTTTATCTTTTTTCTAATTAATGATTTTAGTATGTCGTGGTCTATACTTGGATAAAACTTCTTAATGTCAAACTTTAAACAATAGCGTGTTTCATCTTCATTGACCAAATCTTTTTTAAGTGTATAGAATAGTTTATGTATGCCTCGGCCTTTTATGCACGAGTAGGTGTCTTTTGTGAAGGTGTTTACAAAGATTGGTTCGAGCACATTCATTACTGCGTGATGCGTAATTCTATCGGGATAGTAAGGAAGTCTGTAAACCAATCTTTCTTTAGGTTCATATATAGTAAAAACATCGTATCTAGATGTTTTGTAATTCCCATTTAGAAGTGTGTTATTAAGAGCAATAATGTTCTGCTCTTGATTACGAAGGTGTAGTTTAACTCCGTATTGATTTGATTTGCCTTTTTGGGCTTTTAAATCTGCAAGTTGTAGATTTTCTATGCTTGCAATTTTATCGAAGATGTTATCTATTCTTTTCATCCTTTGCTTTTGATGAGTCGCCTTCTTCCATTAAGGTTTACCAACGCCTCATATTTTGTTAAGTTATTTTTTGCCAAGTGGCAAGGCCTGTTTCGGTATGTTTGTTAGCATAGGTGCGAGCTGACATTCGAATTCGAGTTCCAATTATCGTAGTCGTTATACTGAAAACCGGAGGAACCGCCCAACCAAAACACAGCCTGTTTTTTTTACATCAAGAAATACTCTTTATACAATTCAATAAATTGAGTGCCCACATACTTTGCAGTATCATAATTAATAAAGCAAAGGCGCGAGCCGACATTCGAAAGCGAGTCCCAAATAACGTAGTCGTAAAACAGAAAACCGGAGGAACCGCCCATATCAAACCATGGGTAGTATTTATATTGATCGTAATCGTTCCAATCTGGTTGCCATGGTTTGTTATCATTAGCAAGCTGGTTAGCAGCTCGTGCTATTAACACAAGTTTTGCATGAGCTTGCATGGCTTTTCTGTCTTGCTCTGGATAGAGTTCAAAAGTTGGAACAACAGATGGCTGAATGCCTAACACTTTACAGGCATCTTCGAAAGTCTTTAAATTTTTTTTAAGGTTTTTCATAATTAGATATTCATAAATTGTTTGTACTGATTTAAAAATTGTTTACCTGCATACTCTGCTAGTACGCTGCTTTTAAAGCAAAGGCGCGAGCCGACAGTCGAATACGAGATCCAATCAGCGTAGACGTGATACCGAAAACCGGAGGAACCGCCCATGTAGAACCAAGCATAATACTTTGGTTGATTGTCGTTATCCCAATCTGGTTGCCATCCTTCATTGAGGCACTGTACTAACATTTTTAAAAATCGATATGCTTTTTCATCTGGTGTTAGATCTTCGCATTTTTCATCGAACTCTTCCTCGGTAAGCAAATGATGAGCAAGTACATCACTTACTGTTTTAAATCTTTCTCTTACATCTTTTGGAACAGGCTTGAATTTGATTTCGCCTGAGTTAACATCGACATTATCGATTTGAAAGCCTTCCGGAATTTGAATTTTTAGTGTTTGCATTTTAGTATGTGTTTAGTTAAGTTTTAGATAATCATTTTAAGCGGTATAGCTTGCAGCTCTGCCGATGGTGCAGCAACTTCCTGTAGCTCTTTTTCAAACTCAATCATAGCACCTCGTAAGTGATCTACCTTTGTGTTGTCTACCATTATCCTGGTAACAAACATGGTTACAGGTATTCCACTTTCGGTTGTACCTTCCCAGCATCTTGCCGGCACACCGTTAAGGGTTACTATCTTCGATGTGTTTGTTATGGTTACTTTCATGTGTAAGCGTGTTGTTTTTTAGTTTTCTGTTCGCGTAATAACTCAATGGTTACATCTACTACCGAAGCTTCTCTTATTGCTTCAGGATAGTGTTTCATCAGAAATTCACTTAGCCGATAAATCTCCTGATCTGCTTTTACCAAGCGTGGTTTGCGTGGCTTTAAAAGCTTTATCGAAACTATAGTGGCTGTTGTCATGCCAAACACAATGCAGATAAGCATTATGGTTACAAGAGCCTGTGATGATAGGTACATCATGTTCTCAAGCATGGCCGTTGATTTTAGTCTTTACAAAATCCAGCTTTACAATCTTTAAGGTTAGATCCTTATCAACATTGACCTTAGCTTGTGCCTTGCTTTTGGCTTCTGTCGTAACATAAAATTTAGCAATAGCTCTGTCGTGATAATTACTATACACGTGTACTTCAACCTGGTACTTGCCAGGGTTTTGAAATCTTCTTCTTATCCAATTAAAAAAACTTCCCATAAAATTTGGTTTAGTGTAATGATTCCGGACTCTTCCATTGTCCGTCTATTTTCTTCCAGCCTAAAGCATGTAGGTGCTGCCAGTATGCACTTAGCGCAGGGCCATCGAGCTTGCGCTCATACTCTCTGTCGTACACATCCGGATACTTGCTCTTGCTTGGCTTACCGTTAGCGGTGATATCGCGCAGGTAGTTGTAGTGCCTTACATAATCGCTGATAGATTTAGCGTATGTAAGTGGAAACTCACTCGAAGTAAAGTAAGCATCAAGCATCTCTTTGCTTACCGATACATCAGCAATGTTCGCACGCTCATTTTTCTTGGGCGTGTAGGCTGTCTTTCTGTAGTTCCTAAAGGCCATGCAAAAGGCAACAATTTTGTCTTGCACAGTGCGAGGCTTCAGTTCTACTACACCTTTCCAGGCAAGCAGAGCTTCTTCATTAAAGGGTAACTCAAGGTTTATCCTTTTCAACACCTCGTAATTGTTATCCTTAGGCTCTACAAATAATTGACGTAATAGCTGATCTTTAAATAGCAAGTAAGCCACTGCCTTTTCCGTTTCAGGAAAATGGTACTTATACATCTTGTAATCGTTCATGCTACTTTTAGCTGAAGTTGATCTCCTACTTTTGGCTTCTTGTTCCAGATGATAAAGTCTTTACCACCACCAAAGCGCGATCTGCACTTGGCTTTGAACTCATGCACGTGCACTACGATATCAACCATGTATTCAATATCCTTAGCAAACTTTCCTGCAGGTTTTCCGGCCTGTTCCCAACAAATGATGATGAAAGATTTATGTGGGAAAAGTGTAATAAGCTTTATGTACTGCTGCGCAGTAAGCTTCATGTAATCACGGCTATCGATAAAGATAAACTTGCCTCTGTTTTTACCTTTCAGGTATTCAACCAGGTCGTGAAAGAAATACTGATCGCCCAGCATAAACTTTCCATCTTCTATTTCATCCATTTTTTCGCGCACAAAAACATCTTGTGTCGTTTTGGTGTCGCCTTCTTCAATAGATGAATAAAAAACCTTACCGAACTGAGTTAAATACTTAGCAAAGCGCATCATAAAGGTTGTTTTGCCATTCTTTGGATGGCCATAAACAAGTGCGTGAAATGGATCACTAGGCAAGCCAAAGCTTTCTGCCCAGTTCCCATCAAATGCAAGAGTATGATAACTCTTGCTTAATATCTGTGATACTCCCAGTGTGCGTGGCATTGTAGTAGTGGTTAAAGTTTAAAATCCTGGTGGAAAACTTTTTGGTAGATGATAGATGGGTCTGTAACGGGCTCTTTATCCGATTCCCGAATATGCCTGTACACCGATTTTGGGTTCAGAAAATATTCCTTTGCTAAAAAATCAATCACTACATCAGCTTTATATTTTTTCCTTAAGTGATTGAA